AGCTTATCTCATCTATAGCTTCATTAGCCTTATTAGTTAAATTATTTAGCTTTATATCTACTTCTTTATTGATTAGCTCATTTTTAGCTAGATTTTCATCTAGACTTTTAAATATCTCTTGATTTATAGCTACGCTATTTTGAATTTGGCTATTTTTACTATCTATATACTCTTTTATACTCTTAGAATTTTGAGTAAATTCACTATTTTTAGCATTAAAATCACTATATGAGCTATCAAAATTAGATTTCATTAAATCTATCTGATTTTTTATCGCTTCAATACTGTTTTTAGCTGAATTTACACTACTATTTATCCCCACTACTTCACTAGCTCTATTTTCTAACTCTGTCTTAAATCCATCTATTTGCGCTTTTGTAGCCTTGACATAATTAGTATTAGCACTCACATCACTATAAGCTCTATCTACAGAATCTTTTAAGTTCTGGATCACTGATTTAGCTGCTAATATCTCTTCTTTTATCTGCGTACTTAAACTATTAGTTTGTAAAACACTATCATATCTATCTAAAATCTCTTGACAAATTTGCGTAAATGCTTTTGCTGACACTATCTCACCCTTTCACTCATCACTCTATCTAAATCTTTGATATCTGCTCTTTGGCTAGAAGTTACGCCATTTTGATAATCTATAAAGTGCTGTATAAACTTCTCTACACTAAGCCCTCTAATCTTGCTATTATCACTTAGATAAAAATCCAGCTCACTCAAAAACGCTTCATCCCACGCATAATAAGCATTTAAAGCCTTTGTTACCACATATGGCTTAGCATATCCCCATCTATTTAAAGCTTTTTGTAGATCATTAACCTCATACCCATCATAAATAGTAGCTTGATACGCCATCATCGCTTTTCTAGCTAAAGATATAAAATAGCTTTGATTTTGTGCTACCGCACTAACGCTAAAACAAAATAGATATAATAAAGCTGAGTTTAAATTCTCATCATCATAGCCAAAGCTATCATCATAAATCTGGAATTTGCGTATAAAATAATACTCATCAATATGACGATACACCTCAAAAAATCTCTTATCGCACTCCACTAACTCCAGTGGCTCTATCTCATCACTGATTGTAGCAGCCGCCCTATATATCAGACTATCTATTAAATCCCCACTTGCAGGCGGCGGATGATCACCCTTTAAGGCAAATTCCGCCCTTTTGATAAACTCCGCCTTGGTCATCTCAAACCTTTAGATTATGTAACCACGCAAAAGCATATGGAGTACAAACCCTTAGAGTAAATTCATTTATAATCTCATATAGCTCTGCATCATCAGTTGTCTCTCTCTTTTTCTCTGCCATTGGACGCCAATTGACCTTGACTATATCATCAGGCTTAAGTGCTATAATCTCATCATCTTTTAGATACGGGCTTAGCATTACTTGTATATTTGTGCCATAAGCTGTATTTCCAATGTGAGTTACATTATTATCAATTCTACTTGTATTTAACCCACTCACATGAGCTTTAGAAAAGATAATATCATCTAGCTTATCTTTTTGCTTATCATTCATCATTAGAATTCTATATGGCGAACCATTTAGATACCCTATTTTTAAAAGCTCTCTAATACTGTCCCAAGTTAGATCAACTCCACCAGCATCAATCTTATTAGACGCTGTAGCAAAGCTCTTTAGCCCACCACACTTCCCAGCAACCTTAGCACCAGCTGTATTTACTCTAGCTACTGCTGTTTGCTCACTTAGTAAAATTTTCTCTAAAGTCTTTTTAAACTGGATCAAGGCTTGCTCTCTTTGAGCAGCTATCACCTTTTGCCCATTAACTCTCATCGCTTCAGCCTCAGACCCAGTTACCCCAAAGGCTTGTTTTAGAATTTGGTAGTGATTTTCTAGCCTTTTACCAGTGTAATGACTCACACTACTCATAGCACCACCCTCATTGCTAGCCGTGCTAGGATCATCATGACCTAATCCATCAGGCAACTGATCATAAAACCACATATGCCCAGCTGCTACGCTTCCATCTCTATTGCTTGGTGCCATAGAGCTAATTGAGCTTAGAAATGGCGTCTCATTTCTACCAACTTTTAAAATTCTAGATTCATAATCAGCGATTTTACCAAACGCCTCACTACTATCTATCAAACCTGCTTTAATCACATAATCTCCTTTTTGTAAAATTTCACAACAAAAGCCGCAATAATCGCAGCTCACCTAATAAACCTCTTTTTGTAATTTAAAGATTTTAAGAAATTAATTTCGTAAAAATGGGTATTGATTTTGTTCTAATTTCAAATATAAGCTAGCTTTTAATGATCATAAAAATTGGGTTTTTAACTCTTTAATTTTTATAATAAAAATTTTATATTTTTTAAAAAATTTGAATTTATTTTTCTTTTAAGGATTTAAAATTTTTAAAATATGACAGAAGTGTAAATTTCTTTTTTAAAGGGGAAAGGGGAGCCTATCTTGACTTCGCAGACGAACAAAGTCCGTCTTTGCGATGAAGGGCTACGCCCTTTCAAAACCCCTAAAGCCCCGCAAGCGGGGTACCCCCTATTATCCGCCCCAATCTTTTTTTAGTAAATTTAAAATTTTATTAAAAACTCTTTTGAGTTTTTAATAAAATTAGTTAAATCTGTGCGAAGCACAGCAACTTTGAAAGGCTTTTTCAGGGGGTTAGGGGTTGTTAAGGGGGAAGCCAAGGTGTTGCTATCTTTCGTAGCGTCGCAAACGATGATTTACATCGTTTTTGCTGTCACGCTACTCATCTGCCAAAAAGCGCTCCCCTTTCCCCCTTAAAAAAAGAATAATAAATTGGTTAATTATTCCAAATTTTCGCCACAAAACAACCATTTAAGGTTGTTTTGCTATTGCGAAAATTTTATTTACAAATCTCACCAAGATGAGAGTAAAAATCCACCATATCAGCTGAACTTGCCTCACCTTTATTTATCTTTTCTATCGCTTCATTAGGGTTAAAATTCTCCATTCTAGCCCTATGGCTATCCATCACATTATCGCTATTTGCTTGATGAGCAAAATATTTATACCATATAAGCTCTAGCCCTTGAGAGCTAAATAGATTAGCTGCCATAGCTGGGTCTTTTTTGTTTATCTCTTCTAGCTTATGAAGGACTTTGCCACGATCAAACCCAGGCACGCTCTTTTCAGCCATAGCTATCTCATTTGAAAATCTCTCTCTAGCCGCCGCTTCATCTAGTAATCTGCGGTCTTCACTACTTAGCTCAAGCTTTTGAGTATCGCTCTGTTTTGGGGTATCTTTATCAGGCTCTTTTGCCACCTCTTTTTGCGGCTCGCTCTGCTGTGTATTTGATGATTCACTGCTCTCATCATTTAAATTTAGCTCATTATCCAAAGGCTCATCATACCAAGCTGTTTGCTGACTCATCTTCTTCTCCTTTTAAATCACTATTTTGCTCTTCAAATTCGTTTAATACTGGCTCATTTTTCTTTGCTGTTTTAGTAGCCTCTTTAGCGTTTTTTGGCATTGCTAGCCACTGCTCTTTAGAAAATACCTTATACTCTCTTTTGTTTTTAAATTTCACTACAGCGTCCCCTATCTCACCCATATCGATCTGACCTTTCTCGCCATCAACGCTACTATATACCATCAAACCATTAGTTGCTTTACTAATGATAAATCCTAAAAGCTCATAACTATCTTTTGTCATATTGTCTCCTTTTTATTTTTACCTACTTTGATTTCGCAGACTAGCAAAGCTAGTCTTTGCGGGCAAGAAGTTACACTCCCTTGACCCACCTAAAGCCCCGCAAGCGGGGTACCCCTATTTTTGCCCCAAACCTTTATAAAAATCCGTGGCGAAGCCACCCATTGAAAGGCTTTTCCAGGGGGTTAGGGGTTGTTAAGGGGGAAGGGGTAGCGGCTGCCAAAAAAGCGCTCCCCTTCCCACTTAAATTATTTTTTAACCTCACAGATTAATAATATAAAAATATTTTCATAAAAATAGGCACTAACTCCCACAATCAAATTTACTCTTATCACACTTATCCATCACAGCCTTAGCTTCTTTAGCACTCTTAAATCCTAGCCCCACTTGATCAGCCAATCTCCCAAACTCCCTTACATCACTTTTAACCGCCTTTTCATCTATCACTAGAGTTTTACCCTTTGGCTCTTCTATCCCCATCGCCCTTCGCTCAGCTCTGCTTAGATTTAATTCTTGACTTTTATTAGCAGTTGTTTCAGCTTGATTTTTAGTTTGGTTTGGTATAATACTATTATGTTGAGTTGTAAAAGAATAATTCTCTTTACTTGGCGTAATGCTACTAGCAGAGTTGATCCCCTTGCTAGTCTCAACTTTTTTAGTATATGAGCTTATTATCCAAGGTTCGGTTTTATTGCCTAGCCAATTCTCCCTAAGCCCTACTATATCATCATTATATCTTATATTTAATCTACCTTTTTCATCTTTATAAAATTCACCCTTAGATATTATTTCATCAAGCCTATCTATAACTTCAGGATGGTATTTTGCTATTTTAGCTAAACCATAGCCATCACTATGACCAGTCCCTTCAATTCCCCATACTAAGGTAATATCTTTCCCATCTTTATGAAACGCCCCAGCAACTTGACCTTGCTTTTCGGTTAAAAGCTTTTTGATAGCGTTTGCTCCATCGTGATAGAATTCAGCGTAATTAGTGCCAAATTCTTTAATAGGCTTTATATTTAGCTCTTGTTCGATATTCTCTCTTATATAGCTTGGCAAGTATAATATGCTATTTCTCTCTTTAGCTATATTTTCTAAATCACTATCTTTTAACCCCATTAATCCACGATTTTTAAGCTGCTTTTCTAAGTCATAAGAGTAATCTTTTTTATCACTATTTATAAATGGATATAGCTTTTTCTCTCTTTTTTTTATCTCATTTTCTAAATATTTATAGAGATTTTCATTGACCCTAGCCTTGCTATCTTTTAGCTTTTGAAATTGCGTTACTAGCTCTTTATCGCTCATTGATTTTATCTCAATTTCTGCTATTTTATCCTTTATCCCTTTTGCTGTTGGCTTGACTAAATCGCCTATGCCCACACTTCTTAACTCATCGAAATTCTCTTTTAAATTTTCAAAGGCATTTAAAGCTATTTGTCTATTTTCTCCACTTGTCTTTTGAGTAATTATCTCTTTTATCTCTTTATCGTGTTTTACTAAAAACTCTTTTGTGATATAGTTTGCCATTTCACTAGCATATTTAGGCAAATTTAATTCATCAGGATGAGCCTTAGCAAAATCATCTAAAACATATCTATATAGTTGATTATAAGTTTTTATATCACTATCTAAGGCTTTATTTGTCTTACCTTCTACAAATTTCTTGATTTTTTCTAATCTGCTATTTGTATTTGGCTCTGCTTGTGTTGGCTCTTTAGCTGTTGTTTCAGCTTCTTTTATGCTTTGATTTGGTATAGTTTTACTAGATAAAGTGTTAGAGTGTAGATTAGTCCCATCACTCTTAGCAATTTGGCTACTTGGTAGAAAATCTGAGCCAGACACTTTATCCACTTTATACGCTGTAATAACCCAACTATCATCACCTACTCCCTTAAATCCTTTACTAAGCCCAACTCTAAAATTATTATCTCCCTTTTTGTAAATAATAGTATCAATACCGCTATCAGATACTATTTTGCCTTTTTCTATTATCTCATTTATACCATTTGCCATTTTCTCTTGTGGGGTGCTACCTTCAAATATAGCAAAATCATCAATGTGTTTAGCTTCTATCTTGCTAAGTCCATAACCCTTTATATCCCCATTTGCCATTTTAGCTTCGCCCCACGATATGGTTATGTCTCTACCATCTTTATGAAACGCTCCAGCCACTTGACCTTCTCTTTCGGTTAAGAGCTTTTTGATAGCTAAATCTTTTGCGTGATAAAACTCTGCGTAATTAGTGCCAAATTCTTTAATAGGGGTTATGCTTATGACTTTATTTTTAGCAAGGCTATCGTTCCATTTGGCTCTCTTTTTAGCAAGCTCATCCTTCGTTAATTCGTATTTAGCCATTAAATATTTATCGCTAAAATCCTGAGCCCATATATTAGCCCTAGTAGAAAGGCTACTAATATCATAATGTCTCATTCTAAATGTTTCAGCAGCATAATCCACTTCTCTATATTTCTCTTGATATTGATAATATTCGTATAAATCTTTATCTAATTTTATAAAATCCAAAATTTCTTTCTGGACTTTCTGATTATAATCATCAAATCCGTTATCTATCAAATTTTTGATATCCCCATTTTTTATAGCTCTAGATAGATATGAATTTGATATTTTTTTGTATTCTTCGCTATCAAGATTTTTAAAATATTTCCTATCATCGGTTGGATCTTTGACTTGTGATGTTGGCTGCGGTTGTGTTGGCTCTTGTGGCTCTTGACTTTTTATCTCATTTGGGGTAGAATTCTTGGTATTGGCACGGCTAAGGCTATCTAAGTTGGCACTAGGTTTAGGGCTTAGGGAGCTTTCGGCAGTTTCTATCTGCTTAGCTGATGCCGTGCTATCTTTAAAAAGTGGATTATTTTCAAGCTTACCATTTACTTTATACATAGTTTTAAAAGAGAGTTGCCTCTTTTTTGTTCCTATTGTCTCAACTACGACAAAATGTCCATTTATTTGTTTTGCACTGATTAAGACTTTTTGCCCATCATCACTAACGCCAAAAGTTCTTTTATCAGCGTTATTTACTATATCAGCGTGGTTTTTTATATCATCTAGCGTAATTGGCGGTTCGCCATTTTTGACATTTACACTATTTTCGCCGTGGCGTTGTAGTGTATGTTTTATAGCGCTTCCATTTAGCGTAATTTTCGCATTTGGCAAGCCTACAAGTTTGCTTACTTCATCACTAGCATTGTCTATCCATAGCTTACTATCATTTTTAATCACTTCTTCCATTAATTCATCTGTAAGTTCGCTTTTTTCAGCCTTTCTAAATGGCTTGGATTTATCCAAAATATCAAGCTTATCAGCCTTAACTACCGCATTTTCTAAGGCTTCATCAGACCCCTTTATCTCTTGATCTGATATACCCTTGCTTACTTCCCACACTCCACTCTCAGGCTCACGCTCTAGAGTATATCCATCATTTTCTAATCTACTTTTTAATTCAGGCGTCATATCGCTATCATCGATTAATTTAAATTGCGTTTTATCGCTACTTATCTCTTCTAAAATTTCATCTTGATTTTTTGGAGTTTTAGCCTTATCACTCTTTATAGTGTTCTCAAGCCACTCATTACGCCCATCTTCTACGCTCTTTTGCCTATTACTAGCTACCTTGCTATCTAGATATCTCCTAGCCACGCTTATATCATCAGCTATGTAAGCATCAGCAAATACATTAGCTAATTCATCATTAAAGCCGTGATTTTTAAATCTCTTTACCACTGTATCACGATCAAAGCGTGTTTTATACTCCATACTCTTTTGTAGCACCCCTAGCACTCTATACCCAGCCATTCGTGGCGTTACAGGCTTATCATCATTTATTATGCGTGTTAGCTCTTTTTCACTCTGGCTTGGTGCGTAAGTTTTATTTATATATATCTCTATATCACTAGCACTAGCCTTTGGATTATCATTAGCAAATTTAGCCACGCTATCATCTATCGCAGTTGATACCTCTTCACTCTCTTTTATCGCCTTATTTATATTATCATCATACTCTTGCCCTAAAAGCCTAGCTATATTCTCCCCATTCTCATCAGCGCTAAAAGCCTCTTCTATATCATCGCTTATCTTTTGTAGTCTCTCATTTATATCTTGTGGAGTGCCTTTTTCTAGCTCTTTAGCTGTTTCATCTTTAGCGGTCTGTGCGTTTTGCTCTAGCGTAGATTTTTGACCAAATCTACTAGCTATCTTATTAAGCACAGCCCCCAGCGCCATAAATCCAGCACCAAGAGCCACCCCAGCCCCAGCCCCCATCATAGCCGCACCAGCTACATTTTGTTCATCTTTGTCTTTATAGCTTCCATACTCCATTATAGCCCCAGCCATACCACCGATGGCTCCAAGTTGAGCTAAATCAAAGGCTACATTTGCCCCCTTTTTAAAAGCGGTATTAGCTACCTTAAATCCCTTAGCTAGTCCCACAGCATTTAGCGGGTCAGTTACCATCTCTCCAGCGAAGTTAGCTACATTCCATTTATCAGGATTATTAGCTTCATATGCATCACGACTAGCCTGCAGTATCTTTTGAGCCTCCTTTATATCGTTAGCTTCCTTGCTATCTTCGCCGTAAATTATTGATTTTATCAGATATTTAGTAGCATTAGCAGTTGTAGCCATACCGATATTAAATCTATCCATAGCCGTGTAGCCACTATTTTCAGCCTGTTCTATTAGATTTCTAGCGTAAGTTTTTGAATCTTTAGTATATGATCCTATCGCATTAGCTAGCAAGTTATTGCTATCTATTTGATACTCTCTTTGAGTGCGTGGGGTAGTTGCTATCTCATCTAACTTTTTAGCTTCATTGATTGATTGTGTTAGCTTCATATCAGCTAAAATTTGAGCCTCTTTATCACTATCCCCCACGAGACTAGCTATAGGCGCAGCTACCTTACTAGCTAGTATATCTATACCACGAGCGATACTCCCCATGGTCTCATATCCATTAGCGTCCATCTTATCACCCAGCCTAGTGAAAAAGTCCGCCTTTGCTTGCTTTTGACTAACTAAATTCATTCTATTTAGAGCATCTTTATCCCCACTCTTTATAGCCTCATCTTTATAAGCCTTAGCTATGCTTATTATCTCATCTTGACTTCTACCTTGATTAATTAAATTTTGTAAGCTCTCATCGCCTAAGATACTTCTAACCGTGTAAATCTCTGCCATAAATACTCCTTTAAAGCAGATAATTTACCATTATTTTTTCTAAATTTTAGCCATCAATCAATCTTTATATCCCCTATCTTATCTATATTTACCCCACCTTTACTTGGCATAAAATCCATATTAATCGGCACCCCAAACATATATTGAGCCATTAATCCACTATTTCTATCCCCAGTTTTTATAAAATGCTCGAGTAGCCTAGTCAATGTATAGTTATCTAGCCTTGCTAGATTATGTGCATCTCTTGCTATAGCCGCATTAGTATTCATCTGATTTATCTGCGCTTGAGTGGCTTTTTCGTCCAAATTTAGCTTTTTTACCGCCATATCATTATCAATTTTACGCTGAGCTTGATTATTCATATTTTGCTCTATCGCCATAGCCATCTCATTATCCTTATACGCCCTTTCCCAGTTAGCCCTATCTTCCTCTGCTATAGCCTTAGCCCTATCATCGCTAATCTTGCTTATATTACTTAAGGCTTGACCAATTGCCGCTAGTCCTAGCCCAGTGCCTACTCCCCCATTCATGTTAGGCGCCTGAAGAGTTCTAAGCATTCTATCATAGTATCCCATTTTTACTCCTATTTATTTTTACCTACTTTTAACGCACGAACAAAGTCCGTGCTAAAGTAGCAAACTATTTTAACTTCGCAGGTCAGCAGAGCCGACCTTTGCGACAAGCCCCACCCTTTTGACCCCGCACTAAAGCCCCATAAATGGGGTACCCCGCTCAAGGAAACCACCCCTTTGGGGTCGCATTCGCTGGTTTTGCGGGGCTTTAGTATTTGGTTCTTTAGGGGCGACTTCACAGAAACCACCCCTTCGGGGTCGCATTCGCTTGTTTTGTTGCCCCGCTAAAAGAACATAAAAATAGGGTACCCCATTATCACTTCTCCTTAGCATAATCACTAGCCCTAAACCCAGCTGCTAGAGCATCATCAGCTTTTTTGCGCCTTGCCCGCTCCTCTTCCATTAAGGCTTTATTATAATTAAAGACATCACTAGCCATCTTACCTTGAGACTTTGCCGCCTTATACTGCCCTATCCCGCCTAAGATTTGACCCCCAGCATTTAGAAAATCCGTAGCCTTAAAATCCTTAAAGATATTTTTACCAAAATCAATCAACCCACCTAAAATATTTCCTGCCATTTTCTCTCCTTTTATTAGATTATTCCAGCGATTAACGCCTCTTTATCCGCATCACTTTGTGGCGCCATATCATTAGCCATAGCTTCTCCTTTCATAGCCTGTGTAGCCATCGCTAGCTCTTGCTGCGCTTGTAGCTCTTTAAACGCTTCATCGATTAAATACACAGGCGCATTCTCGCCTAATAGCGCCACGCTCATCTCTTTTATCAGTGGCATTATCAAATTTGGATTATTTAGCCCAAGTTGCGCTAGAGTGCCTAGCAGTGTATTTATCTTACTTACTACCACATCGCTGCTTATAGTAGTTCCGAAATTCACATTTATATCAAAGTCTATATCGCTACTCATTCTCTCCTCTTTACTACCAATGATATTTATAATATCCGGATTTTCAGTTATCTTGATTAGATACTCATCATCTAGATTTTTATATAGCAATTTTACATACTTTTTAGCATACTCATGTAGCATAGTAGCGGCCAAGGATTGAAACATACTTTCCACCCTTACCCCACTAGCTGCATTTATAGTCTGTAAGCTTGTATTACTCCTTCTATCACTCGCACTTGTTACCCCAGTCATTATGCTATTTACTCCACTAGCTATCTCATACTCGCTCTTTATCATCTCTATCTCTGTAGTTACATCATATACTGACCCAGTAGGCAGCAATGGGGCTACTACCTTGCTTATATCCCCATCGCCACTTAGATTACACCGTATCACCTTTTTACGGCTTAGCAGGTCATTAGCATTTACTATCCCGCCCTCAGAGTTTATAGCAAATTGTGGATCTATAGCATTTTCTATCAAATCTATCTTTTGATTACGCTTTATATTATACTCTTGTTGTAGCTCCTTTACCCGCTCAGGCAGACACGAGCCATACACCCCTATATAATCATCATTTAGCAAATCTTCCCTACCCACACTTGGCATATTCTCAAAGCAATATCCATAGCAAAAGGGCAACTGATTAAACCACGCCGTCCTAACCTCTATATCATTAGCATAGCTAGTTAGGTCCCAGCCACCCTTCTCCCAGTTTTTCTCATATATCTCTTTTATCAGTATCCGCCTACCAGCCTTTAGCACGGCGTATTCATCATCACTTTTATAAAATCCACTTTTAAACTTCGCCTTAACATCATTGCGACTCTTAGCAAATTTATAGCATATATACTCCACATCATTTATATCACTTGCATATGGGTCAAATGCTATAGTATTTATAGGGATAAACTTAGTCTGTATATCCCCATCACCCCAGTACACGCTCACCACCCCTAAAGGCAGATACAAAGCCGATAGCACCGCCCTACTAATGCCTATAAAGTGCTTATTCTCTCTCCATTTAGCCTTGACAGCTGCAGTTAGTGCGTCCCTTAATGCTCTATCGTGATCATCGTTATAGCCTATCCTAGTGATTTCTATAGGACACCCCGAGCCTAAAAAGCTAGATTTAAATATACTATGTAGTATATCTATACTTGTCTTAGCTAGTGGGACATAGATTCTAGAGCGCTCTACTATATTTGACCTTTGCGGTGCTAAGCGTCTGCGATGAGCATCATCATAAGTAGCGTTATAAACTCTTTCACAAGCTAAAAATCTATCTTTTTGATTTTCTAGTTTAGAGAATGCATCATCGATTAAAAATAGTCTATTTTTTCTCTTTTTCATAATTTAGCCTTTTATTTTAAAGCTATATTATAAATGTGTGAATTCGTGATTTTAAATGCGTGGATTTATTATTTGATTAGGTTTTGTATCTGTTTTAAATCTTGAGTGAATTTATCTAGCAGGGCTTTATTGCCATAATTTATATAAAGAAGTATGAAATCTACTAGCTCAGGGCTTAGAGTATAGTTATGCTGGGTATTATCCTCTCTATCGTATCTAACCAATATCCCACCTATCCCCCCACCAAAAAACAGCTCATCAAAGGCCTCATCATCTTTCTTTTTATCAGCTTTGGCTTTTTCGAATTTGGATATAACTCTACTATTTAATCCATTATTACGCCAGTTATTAGCAGAATTTCTACTATATCCTAATCTCTCCGCTATATCTTCAAGACTATTTACTTTAAAAAAAGCTTTCATCTCTTTAATTAATTCTTTATCATCTTGCATTTTTAATTCCTAATTTGATTTTATATTATAACACTAATATTTTAAAATGTAAATATATTATTTTTATTCAAAAATATATTTTTTTCTATCATTATTCTATTAAATACTATTGACAATCTATTATAAATAATATATAATTATATTAATTTTCTATTTTTTGATATATTAATCACTTTAAAAAGTCGCCAATCCTTCAAATCTTGCAGGCGGCTTCTTAAAGTGATTTGCTGGTATCACTTAAGTTATTTAACATCGCAATCAAGCAGTTTTAAATCCAGCTTTAGCATACACATCCTGTAATTTCTATTGATTTTTCTAGCTTGATTGCCCCGTTTGGAGGTTTTCTTGAGCGCCTTTGTTTCTTTAGATGAGGCCGCCGCATTTCACGGCATCTCAAAGCTAAGCCTCCAAAAGCTTAAAAGCTCAGACAAACGACTCGGCAGAAGTGATAGATTTACTGAGGGTGGCTTAGTGCTTTTAGATTTTAGTAATCCTCTTTATGAGAAGACCACTTACTACTACTACAAAGCACTAGCCGTCGCAGGTAATGAAAGAGCCTTAGCTAGAGCGGTCGCTCTTAATCTAGGCAAAAGCGAACATACCATCTATTCGCTTTTTCGTAGATTTAAGTTTAAAAATCAATACACGGCAACAAAGCTAATAGTTGCGCTACAAAACTACATAGATAGCGCTAGTTTATTTGATGTGAAGGATTTATAATGCAAGATAATATCTTTGAACTACTTAAGAGCTACTCCAAAGAGCAATTAAGAGAGCTTATGTCATCTCGTGGCATAATCTTTAAAGATTTTAAATACCACTGCCCTTTTCACGGAGAGGACAAAACCCCAAGTGGTAGCATAAGCTTTAAAAACGGCTCTGCCTTTTTCAACTGCTTTGCCTGTGGCACTGGTGGGGACGCTGGTAAATTCATAGAGTTACACGAGAAGCTCTCTCCAGCCAAAGCTGCTAAAGTCGCTCTAAATTTCATAGGATTTGATTTTGATGAGAGCCTAAGCGATGAAGAGCTAGAAGCTAAAAAAGAAGCTTTTATAAAACTCCAAAAAGAGCAAGAAGAAAAAAGAGCCAAACTAGAGCAAGAAGCCGAGCAAAAAGCCCAAATGGTGAGAGCCAAACTAAGCAAAGTAGCTCCAAATTTCTTACAACAAGCTAAAAATCTTGGAGCCTTAGCTGAGCCTTTTGATATATTCATTGCTAAAACTGATTATTTTGATTATCTCTTTGATAGATATATAGGCTTTGATCCGCAAAATGATAGCGTAGCAATAGTCATATCCAATGAGCAAGGCGAAGTTATAAATATCAAACACAGAACCAAATTCAAATGGGATAGTGAGGCTAGATGCTACTCAAATGAGCGGGTGTCAGGCAAATGGATAGGGGCTAGCTCTGCCTCTGCCTATCCATTCCCTATTGATTTTTATAATGAGTTTGATAGCGATATAGTAGTTATCTGCGAGGGCGAAAAGGACGCTATAAATCTATGTAGCTTAGGGGTATGCGCTCTAACTCTAGGTGGAGTAAATAACTCATGGCAAAAACACAAAGAGCTATTAAGAGACAAAATCGTCTATATCTGGTTTGACAATGATAAGGCTGGATATACAAGTGCCATAGCTAGATATAAAGAGATTGAAGCTGTAGCCAAATCTGTATATATCACACTATTTTATAAGCTCTGCCCAGCAGCACCAGCTAAGTATGATATAAGTGATTATCTAGCAGCCAATCAAGCCAAATTTACAAGCAGTGATAAAATAATAGATAAGCTCATATATAGCTCATTTAAGCTCACAAATGATCTAATAGATGAGATAAGTGAGCTTTATGAGTGCGACCTAAAAGAGTTTAAAGAGCCATTTAAGAAGGTATCGTTTAATGATATATGTAAAGAGATAATGCAAACTGACAAAGATGGCAACTATCTAAACATTATCCCAGTCAAAGGCGAACTAGATGATAATCAAATAGATTATTTCATCAAGCTATTTAAAAGCAAAGAGCTAAAAGATATAACCGCCGAAGTCAAATCCGCAATGCTAGAAAATCGCCTATTTATAACTCCACAAGCTGACAAAGACTTAGAGCAGTGGGCTAAGGTAGTTGATAAAATTTGCGATTTTCAAAAGATTTTACGAATCAACTACCATCAAGTCCATCTAGCTGATATGTGCGATAGCCTTGTAAGAACTATTCGCAAGCTAGGCTATGATATAGCCGAGTATAAGGGTCAGATTTACTTTTGGAATGGCAACTTCTACTCATTTGTAGATGATAGAGAGATATACAAATTTCTACTTCATCACTGGATGGGCGCTAGTGGCGTAGATAAAAAGAAAATCACAGATCGCACCGCCACAGAGCTAATAGACAATATCCGTGGTCAAGGCGTCCTAATCGATGCCAAAAGAAAGGAGCCTAGCCTAATAAATAAAAGGGTTATAAACCTTAGAAATGGCTCTATAATCATTAGCAAAAGTGGCAAGATAGTCTTTAGCCAGCATCACAACAAAAAGCTATACGCTACAAATATGTTAGATTTTGACTATAACCCAGAGGCTAAATGCCCAAAATGGGAGAAATTCCTAAGTCAAGTGATGAATGATGAAGACAGATTAACTCTAACGGAGTTTATAGGTTACTGCTTTTTACCTAGCCATGATTATGAATCCTTTCTATTCTTATATGGCAAGAGCGGTAGCAATGGCAAGAGTGTAATCTTAGATGTTTTAAGAAGCTTTTTTGGCGAGGATAATGTATCAAACTTACAGCTTCAGCAACTTGAAGGCCACGAACTTCACGGCCTAGCTAATAAGATGCTAAATATCGGTAGCGAGATTGATAAACTAGGCGTTGATAAAGGGCAGTTTAGTAACCTAAAAGCCCTAGTATCCCCAAGAGATCAGATACAAATCAACCCTAAAAACCAGCAGCCCTACAGCCTAAAGCCTGAAGATAAACCCAAATTTGCCTTTGCTGGTAATGACAAACCAAAGAGCAATATAGATAACGCAGTCTTTCGCCGTATGCTCCTAATCGGCTTTGATAAAGAGATTAAAGATGATGAGAAGATAAGGGGGCTTAGTGAGCGATTTAGCGATGAGCTAGATGGGATCTTCGCTCTAGCGCTTGAAGGATTAAATCGCTTAGTTACTCAAGGCAAATTCACCAAAGGGCAAAAGATGCGTGACGCCCTTGATGAGTATAAAGACGAGGTTAATCCTACTAGGGTCTTTATCCGTGACGCTATCAAGCCAAATAAAGAGAGATTCACGCCAAATAAATATCTATATCTACTATATTGTGAATTTGCTAAAGAGCGTGGCAACAGACCAATGAGCCAGACCAAATTTACCCAAACGCTAAAAGATGAACTCGCAATGTCAAATATAGATTTTCAAGTTATATCTAGAAGAAGCTCAATTCCTAAAATCGGTCTAGCCTCTGTTGAGCGTGGCTTTGCTGGTATTGAGATAAATATTGATTTTGATATCACTAGCGTTACTATAAATAATATGAATTTAGATATAGAGAATATGTCTGAGCCTTGTAGTGTTTTGTAGTGAGTCTAGGACTCACTATTCTTAAGGCTTTTTAAATCCTTAAAAAAGTCTTAAGAATAGTATAAGCAAAACTTATCTATTGTGATATTTAAATTACTATTGTTATGAAATGTTTAAGGTTAATGGCGTTTTTTTGCTAGGATTATTTGGTTTTGATAATCCTACCCCCATAAAATCGAGCGGTAACACTTGGTTACACTTTGTTACACTTTAAGAAAAAAAGTGTAACCGCTTCTAAGCCCTATTACAAGGGCGTTTCAGGACTTAGGTTACAGAATTACACTTTTTTTCTATATAGCTATAGAAATATTTTTTATTCTACTTAAAATTTTTTCTATAGCAATTATAGGAAAAAAGTGTAACCTATAGTTTTCTTAAGCCTTTAAATGCTTATTTTATCGCTATTTGCTTAAGGTTACACTTTTTGAAAATAAGTGTAACCGACCTTAGAAACCTTAAGCCACCAAACAGCCATAAAAAGGCACTTAGCCCAAGGTTACACTTTTTGAAAATAAGTGTAACCAAAGTGTAACCGCCCAAATTCAGCTATAAAAAGGATATTTATGAAACAGATAAATGATGTAGTTACCTTCTATGATGAAGATGGTAATCTAATAGGCGTAAGCCAAAAAAATCAAAGAGATGAGATATTAAACACAGATGAAGAGCTTAAAACTCTTAAAAGCGATGAGTTGCCCCCAATTGATATCATGAACGAAGAGCAAAAGAAGGCTTATGAGCTTTGGATAACTTCAGCTACCTTAGAAAACGACTTCACCCCTATAACAGAGCGTAAATTAGCCCAGAGTTTAGCAGAGCACGGCATAAGCGCTAGTAACTCTAGGATTAACCGCTGGAAGCAGAAATTTGGCTGGGCAAAACTGCTAGAACATAAAATCAATCTAGCAATGATAAACAACGAAAGCCTAAACCGCACGATAAAGCACACAGCATTAGGTGCGGCAGTAGAAAACACCAAGGTAGATCTAGAGCGAAACACAGCTCTACTAGGCACAGCCTACAGCATAGCTGAGATTGAGCTAAAAGAGCTATATCACAAACGCCAAAACGGCTCACTAAGTAAAGATGAGTTTAAACGCTTTGAAGCTTTGTTTAAAATCATAGCTGATAGAGATGATAGGATGAATGACCGCCTAGCTCATATCGCTACTGAGGCAGTCTCAAGCGTAGAAGTTTTCGAGAGATTAAACCAAATTTCACTAGATATAGAAACCGAATAAAAGGAGAAAAGATGAAAATATCTAAAATTTTAAAATCCCTACTAACCCCAAAGGTTACTACCAAACCATATATCTTAGGTGCTGATGGCATAAAATACTCAACCAAATTTTACATCGTAATGATGGACGCCATCTACACTCGCCGTGGTGGCAAACTAATCACAAGAGTAAGCAGATAAAAGGAGAAAAAGATGAAAATAGGCTACATAACACAAAAATCATTTTTAAAAGATAGTGAAACCATCACCTATCTAAGCGGATCAATGCAAGTTTTAGGCATAGCAAATATGTTGGAATTTACTATAACAGAGTCAAATAGCGATAACCCAAACTCGCCAACATATTATATTAAGCTACCACGCCTTAAATCAAATTTAGCTAATAATATAATTATCGGCTCACTCTGGCTACGCACTAGCCAAAGTGGCAATGAGTATATGAGTGGCTATATAGATAGCCCAATCTTTAGTGGTGGTAGAATAGAGATTATCTGCTTTAAGCCATATGCTGATGATAATCCAGCGATTTTATGGAATATAATTTGGGAACCAGCTAAAAAACAAAAAGAGCAAGCCACCCAAACAGCCGTGCCAGATTTAGAACCAACACAGCCAAAAGTTACGCCAAAAGATCTTCATAGCGGCGTAGCAGATGACTCTATCCCATTTTAAGGATAAATTATGTTTATAGACGCAGAGTTAAGACTGATCCACGCTATAGCCTTAAATAAAAAGGCTATAGAATATATAAAAACAAATTTCCCTAAAAGCAATAAAAGGGATAAAAGGATAAAAGCACATAAAATCCTAATCAAAAAGTATAAACTAGCGCTTAAGGATTTACAGCTATGATGCCACATCAAGTACGAACCAATACTAAATTAGCCATAATCCTTAATCGATATAGAGGCGATGAATTTACTGCTATGTGGAAAGCAAAAGCAAAAGTAGTATCTAAACACACACAAAGGATGAGAATTATGTGGGAGAGACTAAGCGAAGGTGATGCGACACTGCCACTATTTGATAACGATTATGAGCCAAAAAGCATAGCCGAGCTTTTTACCCCAGAGTTGCCACAAAGCATAGAGACAGAACAGCCAAAAGAGCAAACTAAAAACAGACACAATAGGGGTACCCCGCTTGCGGGGACTTTAGTGTTTGGTTCTTTAGGGGCGACTTGTTGCCCCGCTAAAAGAACATCAAAAAATAAAAGCCCTAGCCTAGAAGAGCTTAAAGAGCTATTTTGGGCAGAAGAGTTACGAAACCCACCAAGACAGAGGAGAAAACAATGAATAAGATAAATCACCCACCACACTACGGCGGAGATAATCCATATGAGACCATAAAGGTCTTAGGCGCATGGCTAAGCTATGAAGAGTTTAAAGGCTTTTGTAAAGGCAATGTTATCAAATACCTTAGCCGTGCTGGTAAAAAAGATGATGAGCTAGAAGACCTACAAAAGGCCAGATGGTATTGTGATAAGCTCATAGAGCTACACAAATTTAGATCTCTAAAAGGCTTATAAATGAAAGAAAAATATATAACAATCAAAGAAGCCATAAAACTCCTAAATGTCAGCCGCTCAACCCTATGGCACTGGGATAAGATTAATTATCTCAAGGCCTATCATATAGGCAAATCAGTCGTCTATAAAACTAACGATATAGATAGCCTTGCCACCAAAGCTAAACCAAAAACCCTAAACGCATATAAAAGGCACAAAATATAGTAGTACAAAATCTAATTTTAATAGTGATGGCAGTTGCCATCTTGCTACCTTGGCTAGAAATTCTAAGAGTTGTAACACTATACCTACTATGGATAATAGGTCAAACGATAATAATTATAGTAGAATCAGCGCTAAGGAAACAAAATGAATCTTGAACTACAAAAAGAGAAATTTAATTAATTTAATGATTTTTTGATAGAATATATCAAATATTAATAAAAAAATAAGGATAAATAATGACAAATGAGGAATTTGTTGCAATTTGTAAGCAGTATCAAGAAGAGTATTGCAAATGGCTTCATCCAGATAATTTACGAGCTATAACCCCACTTTACAAGAAATATAAAAAATTTTGCATTGAAAATTTACTTAATGAAGATGATGAGAGCAGTGTATATGACTGGCTAAATCAAAATATTAATAATCCTGATATAATGATAGATAGCCTAAATGCTAAATTTATAGGCCATGATCCAGTGGATAAACATAAAATTATTATTTCAGGAGAGTATAAAGATAGTATTAAACTCAAAACACAAATAAAAAGAGGCAACGAAAAACAGCTCATAGGAGAAATAAAACAACAAATAAAAGATATAGTAGGATATGACCCCACCTTTCACGAAGGTGGTAACCATATAGAGTTTAAAGATAATAATGATAAAGTATTATTATATGCAATAGAGTGGCATTTTAACCCAAAATATGAACAAAATATTATTAAACAAGCTTGCAAAGAGCTAAATTTAACCTACAAACAATTAGGTGAGGCGATAGGGTATGGAGAAGAAGCAATTAGTAAAGCCTCAAGGACAAGCAATATCTCAACAGCTATGAATAAAGCTCTAAAGCTTTACCTTGAGAATTTGGAATTAAAAAATAGGCTCAAAGCACTTGATACTCTATCAAATATTATAAAAGAACTCTCAAAATAGGGCGTATATTTTACACCCTATTTTATATAAATAACTAATAATTTACTTTAAATATCTTGACATTATCGTATAATTTTTGTATAATTCTGGTATTAAAATGGATTTAATCCGCAAAGGATAAAAAATGATGCTAAACCAAGAAGATTTTAAAGAGTTTTTAGAATTTCTAGAAAATTACAAAAACAAAGATGGTGATTATATGCTACTTAACTTAGCTTATGATCTATTTTGCTTTTTAAAAGCTACTAAAGATAAAAGCCAATTTAAATAAGCCAATAAATTAATTTTAATATTTTTTAATATGTTTTAGTGTATTATTACAATTGTATAAAGAAATATAAAGGAGCATACGATGAGCGAAGCTATAAAATACTTTATGCTTGGTTTTAGAAACGCGTTTTCTCCTATACAACTCAAAACCACAAAGGAGCTAGGGCAAATCTCAAGAGAGCTTTTTGAAAAAAGGAGAGTTTTGATTGAAAAAGAAAGAGATAAACGCAAAGCTACAAGAGATAAAATCTAACAAGCCTTTATCAAAAGACCTTAAAGCTATCGTCCAAAATAATGTAAATAATGTAAATGTTGAAGTCAATCTATCTGAGCTAGGCGGACTTGCCAAGATAGACCCGCAACTAGCAAAAGAGTATTTAGAAATCATCAAAGCAAATCAATCCCATATCCAAAAAATGGATATTGAGCTGATTGCTATTGAAAAAAAAGAACAAGAACGACGCTTTATGAATGACCCAAAAGACAGGGCATACAACAATAAGGGTCAGATTTTTGGCTTTCTTGTTATGATTATCGCTTTATTTATTGTCGGTTTTGCTATCTACAACCACGAAACAAGCTTTGCGATAACTTCGGTTGTCGGCGTTCTTTTCCTATCTCTTTATCATATTAGTGGCAAAAAAGAGCAAACCGCTATCAGTTGGAAAGATGACAAAAAACATTTAAAATAGTTACCCATTTTATAGAAAATTTTAAGCTATATTAAAATAAAAAGGCTTAAAATATGAATCAAGAGATACTTAACTATCTTAAATTTGCTAAGGATATTAGCCCTGAAATTTTTGAAAATCCTACGCCCAAATTTCATCTAGAGATATTAGATTTTATTCTTAGCAATGGTAATAAAAAGGCGTGCGCCATTTTTCGTGGTGCTGGTAAATCCACTCTACTTAATAAAATTTTTGTAGTATGTCAGCTATTTTTTCACTATGAGCCTTTTACTATGCTAGTATCAGCTGATAAAGAGAAGGCTTGTAACTTCTTAAGAGATATAAAAGATATGATAATTAGTGCTAATCGCAAAGGCTACGCTATAAGCAAGGGCGAGATTTGGGCTAGTGATAGATGTGAAATAATCATAAACGCAGGCCTAAAAGACGCAGATGGCAATAGCTTAGAGAGAGCTTGTTTCATCTGTGCTATGGGCGCAGGACAAGACCCTAGGGGATATATCTATCATCACAGAAGACCTAGCCTTATAATAGCTGATGACCTAGAGAGCAAGTTAGGTCAATACGCCATAGCAAATATCAAAAATAGACAAAAGATAAAAGAGTGGTTCTTTGCTGATTTAGCACCCACTTTACACCCTACAAAAGGCAAGCTTGTAATCATAGGCACAATAATCCACGAAGATAGCCTATTAAATACCATTCTCATGGACAAAGAAGAGAACTCTAGGGGGTGGCAAACTAAGCGAATACCAATTATAGAAAATAATAGATCGACTTGGCCATCTCGTTTCCCTATTGGTCTTATAGAAGCTAAAAAGGCTGAATTAGCCCAGCTAGGCTTAGAAAATGAGTTTTATCAAGAGTATATGTGTAGAGCCATCAGCCCAGAAAAGCAGCTATTTAAGCGTGAGTATTTACGCTATTTTAAGCGTGTTAATTATGATCTTAGTGCCACTCCAATATCTTACAGCGATAGCGATAGCATTAAGACTATAGATATTACAGCCTACCCAGCCAAGAGCCTAACACTAGAAAACAACTCAGAGCTAGAGCTAAATAGATGCACTATCTATACCACCATGGATCTAGCCACCTATGATGGACACGATAAAACCGCTATTGTTACATTTGCTGTAAATGAGTATAATATCTATATTATCGATATTGAGTGCGGGCATTGGACTCCATTTGAAAAGGGGCTAAAAGCTTTAGAAGTTTATTTGAAATTTCGCCCTGTTAGATTTGGTATTGAAAGAGCAGGAGCGCAAAATGACTTTTTCTACACCATTGATCAAGTCCAAAAACGATCAGGCATAACTATCCCAGTAGAAAAGCTAAAACACCATAGCAACGCCAAAAATGTGCGTATATCGCAGCTACATCCAGATTTTGCTAGTGGTAGAGTGATTATAAACGCAAGTTTGCAAAACGCTGGCGAGCTAGAAGCCCAACTCCTAAGCTTTGACCCGCAAACTGATAGCAAATATGATGATATCATAGACGCAGTAGCTTATATCAAAGAATTTACCCGTGGCAGATACTTTGCTAAAGATGATGAGAGTGAAGCTGATAATATATGGGATTATGACAGTTCAGATACTTCGTGGGTATAAATTGGCTTTTATCACCCCACCACAATAGATAAATTTTATATAAAAATCAGTATAGACAAATCAGTTGTCTATAAAACTAAAGATATAGATAACCTAGCCACTAAACCCAAACCAAAAACCCTAAACGCATATAAGTAGATTAATCTACTTAATTTAAAAGGTATTTTTGGTAAAATAATGATAAAATAAAACTTCAATTTTCAAAAAGGATATTTATGAATAAAACATTTTTTAAGCTTATTTGTGATAATATTCCTGCATTCAACTTAATAGCTACGGCTATTAACCGAGCCTCTATTTTTAACTTCGCAGACTAGCAAAGCTAGTCTTTGCGACAAGCCCCATCGGCTTGACCCCGCACTAAAGCCCCGCAAGCGGGGTGCCCCATTTATGGGGACTTTAGTGTTTGCTACTTTAGCACGGACTTTGTTCGTGCGTTAAAAGTAGGTAAAAATAAAAAAGAGGCTTGGACTTTATGCGAACAAATGCTTATATAGATGGATTTAATCTTTATCACTCTATTTTACCTTTTAACGAACCACGCCTAAAATGGTTAGATTTACGCTCACTTTGTGAGAAATTCTTGCGAAATAGTGATGAATTACATGAAGTTTATTTCTTTTCAGCATATCTTACACATAATCAAGATAAATTTTCACGCCATTTAAACTATACAAAAGCCTTACAAAGCGTGAGCGTTACACCGATTATGGGCAAATTTAAAAAGAAATTCCCACATTGTAAAAACTGCAACACTGACTACCAAACCTATGAAGAGAAGCAAAGTGATATAAACATCGCCATTACACTTTTAAGAGATGCTTTTTTAGACAAATTTGATAAGGCTTTTTTAATTACCGCCGATACGGATTTGGTTTCAACGATAAAGATGATAAAAGAGCTTTTCCCAAAAAAGCGAATTATTTTACTTGTTCCACCAAAGCGTAGAAAATATGCAAATGAGCTAATACAAACAGCCAATGCTAATTTTGAGATAAAAAAGACAGATTTATTAAACTCACTTTTGCCAGATACTATCTATTTAAAAAATGAAGTGATAAAAATACCAAATGAATATTTAAAAGCCCTTTAAATGGGCTTTTCATACTTTTTAATAATGCTTAAAAGCTCATCTAGGGTTTTGCCTTTTTCGTAGTTTTCTAACCAACTATCAACCCACTTTGGCGTTTCGCCTTTTGTATTCCAGTTCACGACACCATTATAAACAGCTCCGACCATATTTGCGAACTCTTTTTTTGTTAAATTTAACTCGTTTAATTTTGTTTCAAATGTTTGTATATCCATCTTTATCCTTTATTTTTTCATTATTATATATAAAAGTTCATAAAAATATACTTATTTTTAAAAAAAAATACAATAAAAATGTATAAAAGGCTTGACATTAGTTAAAAAATAATGTATAATTACAGCATAAAAGATATAAAAAAATGTATCTTTTAAATCTAAACGAAAGGAGGAAAAGATGAAAAAGCTAAGGTTGATCGCGACAATCTTACAAATCGCCTTTTATATAATGGCGATAGTCAAGCTCTTAACAAGCTAGACAAACCCCCAAAAGGGGGCTTCATCTTTTCCATGTTGTGATTATATCATATAAGGAGTAAAAATGAGCCTAGATTTTATCTTGATTTTAGTTTTAGGTGCGTGGGTTGGCGTAAATGAGTGGCGTTTAAGTCGCCTTGAAAAAGAAATTAAAAATTTAAAGGAGAAAAGATGAACCCATTTATTATTCTTTTTAAGGGGGAAGGGGAGCGCTTTTTGGCAGATGAGTAGCGTGATAGCAAAACGATGTAAATCATCGTTTTGCGACGCTACGAAGGATAGCAACACCTTGGCTTCCCCCTTAACAACCCCTAACCCCCTGTAAAAGCCTTTTAAGGTTAGTTATTCCAAATTTTCGCCGCAAAATAACCATTTAAGGTTATTTTGCTATTGCGAAAATTTTGTGCTTCGCACAGATTTAACTAATTTTACTAAAAAAAGTTTGGGGCGGATAATAGGGGTACCCCGCTTGCGGGGCTTTAGGTGGGTCAAGGGAGTGTAACTCCCTGTCGCAAAGGTCGGCTCTGCTGACCTGCGAAGTCAAGATAGCACAGAGATTTTAAAGCAAATTTTCAAAATAGCATAAAGGATAAAAGATGACACCAAACCAAGAAGATTTTAAAGAGTTTTTAGAATTTCTAGAAAATTATAAAAGCCCAAATGGTGATTATATGCTACTTAGCTTAGCCTATGATCTATTTTGCTTTTTAAAAGTAGCAAAACAACCTTAAATGGTTGTTTTGTGGCGAAAATTTGAAATGCGACCCATTCTCCCTTGACCTACCTAAAGCCCCGCAACTACTCAACCGATACAGCCAACCACGAATAGCTATCACAACCACCACCACTCAACCACCACGCCAACCGCACAGCTATCACAACAAGCCCACGCCATCGCCCCCCCCCATCTGACAAATTTAACCCCATCACTCAACCAACGCCACCTTAACCGCTTATATCCCACTCCAAATTCTAACTCCTTAACTACTCAACCACGAATAATCATCAAAACCCAATCACTCAACCGCCACGCCAACCACACACAAACCACCCACCACATACCCATCACACACAACCGCACAGCCGATACAACCAGCCCACGCATAGCCCCATAACTCATAAATTTAACCCCACCGCACAACCAACCCCACCTTAACCGCTTATATCCCACTCCAAATTCTAACTCCTTAACTACTCAACCACGAATAATCATCAAAACCCAATCACTCAACCGCCACGCCAACCACACACAAACCGCACAGCTATCACACCCACCACACTCCACCGCTCAACCACCCACCACACATACCCATCACACACAACCGCACAGCCGATACAACCAGCCCACGCATACCCCATAACTCATAAATTTAACCCCACCGCACACCACC